GCGGGGTAATTTTCAGTCCCGCAAGTCAGGCGGGGTATCTTTAAAAGAAAAGCCTTGTAGTCGATTTCAATGTTATAGAGAATGTCTTGTATATAGCCGTGCCGCTCTTTACTTGTTAATTTTTCTTTTAGATTGTTGTAATCGACACGTTCCAATAATTCATCTTTGATGATTTCGGCGGCGGTAAGAGCGGGCAGCTCACATTTAATGTTAGCTTTAAATAAGTTTTTTATGGGCTCGTAAAGACGGCGGATTACCCGTCTTTCATCGGCTTTTAGCTTTTCGTCAATTTCGCCGGAGCGTCGAAAAAGTGCCTTTCGCAGCTCTTCATCTTCCATACGCTTTTTGTTTTGCTCGTCGATTTCTGCTTTGAAGCTGTCTAGTTTTTTATCGACTTTGCCTAGTGCTATTTTTTTATCGCCCCAGCCTAAAACCGCCCCCTTGCGGATTACGACTATTAAAGCAATAAATATCAGAATGGCTATCAGGGCTATTACACCCCAGCCGATAGGCGGTATTTTGTCTAAGTTTTCCATAATTCTATTCTCCTATGAATGGATTTTATAGAATTGGAGGTTAGTAACGCAAGAGAAGAAAATATACAATATTATTTATTACTTATTATACCCCTTAAATTATACAAAAAAATGACTATTTTACACTTGCCTTTTAGCCTGGTATAAACACTAAAAACCGCCTTTTTTAGACCTTGACCATGCTGCAAAAATAAAGTATACTTTTTCATAAGGAGAAAAGAAAAATGAAAAAATATTTTATATTTATTTTTTGTCTTTTGGTAATAATAACATCATGCAATAACACCGTTCAGCCATTGAATTATGATTTTTATATAACAAATGAAAGCGACCATGATGTGTCAATTACGCTAAAAATTGACGGTAAATCTAAAATTGAAACCTTTGCGGCAGATGATAAACAAAAACGGACGTATTCATATAAAAAAAGCATAAATGTAGACCTTGCTTTTGATCCGCCTAATCCATGTGTTTTGTTCCAAAAAGACAACGACTTAAAGATAAAAAAAGCTGCCCCTGTATTAGTCCAAGTACAAAATGTATCAGGTGAAAATACTAAAATATCTAGCGTAGACTTTAGTCTTCCTGCTGATGATAGGGCTGAGCTCTTAAAGAATGCTATTTTCGGAGATATTGAAGTTCCTGCCGTAATTACAAACATCATGTTTATAGAGGTTTATTTTTATAAATTAAAAATTGAGCCTTCATATTGCAGCAATATTAGGATATATACAGATAATCCCGCAGTAAAAGCCGGTTTTCATTATGATGATGCAAATAAAAAAATTATCTTAAAAGTTGAAAAGCAAAATTAATGTGAAATTTTTAAAACATCACCGTCTACCCATACAGCCCCTATCTCCGCTGTCGGAGCCGACGGAAGGTCTAACAGTTTAAATGTTTTCCCTTGTGCCATTACTTGCAATTTATGGCTTCTATATATAGTTTGATTTTTAATAACACCACTAGATGGAATTGATCCGCTCCATCCCCAAAGTGTTTTTGTGCTGTTGTAAATTTCACCATAAACAGCCAATATATCTTCCTGCCCGTTATAATAAACGGCTAACACATATTCTCTAACAGATTGATACCCCACCTTCATGTACTGGTCGAGTACATAAGCATAATAAGGCCTGTTGTATTTATACTCAAAAAGCCGACTTCTGTGTACAGAAATTCCACCCCCTATTTCTTGGCATTTATAATCAAAAAAATTATGTTCTTGGAAGATTTCTAATGCAGTACGACCTTTTGTTAAATTAAGAATTATATTAGAAGGGTTGTTGCTTGACAAATGAAGCGGCCCCGAATGGATTTCTCCTTCAAAATAAGCATTTGTTAAATAAGCATCTTTGAAATTGGCTTTTTGGGCAAAAACACCCCCATTCGTATCAACCTTAAAAATTTCTTCTCCCTTATTCCTAATTTTCAATCCATTTGTCTCATCAAACCACGCTTCAAAATCGTTATGCTCATCGCCTTCGATTGTATCGATACGCAGTTTTCTAACCACAAGATTTTTAATAAATGCCTGATTGACTAAAAGCTCATCAATCATCGCTTTTTGAGCTACCAGCACCTTAGCAAACAACGCCCCGAAGTGCCCTGTTTGTTGTTTTAGCTCCTCAATCTCGAATAAGTGCACCAAGCAAGCATGATATTCTTTTGCGTAGTTTATTGCCGGTTCTAGGGGCTTCCACGCTAGACCGCTCCACTTATAGCATACGCCAACCTTCCAGCCTCCTATAGTCTTGCCTGAAAGCACCCAATCGCCAGGGTTAGCGTCTACAAATCCAAATTTCTCGCCTTTAGTGATGATGACTGTTTTTGTGTCAGGTACTGTTTCAACAACTCCCAGATACTTAGGCGCTATCTCTGTAACGATGTTTTCAAGCTGCTGTACCTGCGTGCCCTTTGTCACAAGCCGGTACAAGCCCATGATTTCGGGCTCGGTTACAACCGTCTTGTACTTTCTAACTTCATCAAAAGTAGCGTGTGTTCTGCCGCCGCCGAGCGTAAAACCTTCGGAAAAATCTACGGGGTAATTGCCTGTAGTAAGTTCTGCTTTTAATTCTGCGTTTTTGTAGATTTTGAAAAAGCCGTTTTTTGAAAAAAGAAAACACCAGTGTGCCTGCTCTTGGTCGTCTTTAATGTCGGTTACGGTTTTAACCCCTGCAAGCTCCACGGTTAAAAAGTCCGTTGCTTGATCAAAGTAGGCTTTTATATTCGCTGTTGAAAAAATACCCCTGTAGTCGTCTGCTTCTACGACTCCGTCCCACTGCCGCCAAAGAGAAATAGTAAGCTCGTTTCTGTTGCCGGCAATCGGCATAGTTCCTGCCCCCGCCGGTAAGTAAACGGCATTTCCCGAAACGCCTTGAATGATTTGAGCGTCTGCGGGAAGCGTCATATTTGCCCCGTTTGCGTAGTTGATTATTTCCATGATTTACACCTCCGTCTCTGTGAACATTCCGGCAAAATAAAAATATCTTTCATTCTCCGGAACATCAATATTAAATTGCAAAAGTTTAAGGCCGTTAATTTCTACCGTGTTTTGAATTACTTCATTTTCAGGAACATGAACAAAGCCCCATTGATAGTTGGGTAAGTTTTGTTTTATTTTTGCAAAGTTACCGCAAACAATTTTATCAAAATCAAACTCGATGTTTGTTTTAAATCCTGTAAAAATGGGACTGGGCGTGTAATGGTCAGTTAAACACAAAACACCTATTATTAAATTTCCTGTCTTTGAATATGGAATTCTTACATTTGTATATTTTTTATTTTGATTAAAATAAGACAGGGTAAGACCTCCCGCTAGTGAATTGTGAGTACTTTTGCTTGTTGGATTATAAAACTCTAAATCAAAAATTCTTGCAGGTGTCCACATAAAGTCTGTGTTTCTTTCTGCAACAGCCCAGCCGCCGATATACCAAGTACTAGCAGAGCTTGACAATGCTATGTAAGAATAGCCTTCATCATCTTTTATTATGTCTTCTTTATTGTAATTAAAAGCTACCCATTGGTAATATCTTGAGTCCCATGCGTCTTGATTTTTAGGATTAAATACAACGCTTTTAGCATAATCAGCGTGCTTATCTGCAACTTGAGAGCCTAGTAATTTTTTTATACTTTTATCGGAATTACACATCCATGCTGTTGTTATACCGTGTGCCCAACTGTCAGAGTTTGCATGTTTTATGAAAAATGTTCCGTCTTTATTTTCTGGCAATTTTACTTTTATAACAATATAATTTATAGGTGTTTGTGTTTCACAATTTGAAATAACAGTATGCCCCGTAAAGTTAATCATATATTGAGCGTTCCATTTTCCATATTTTGCAACAGCCCCTGTCCCAACACCAATTAAATTAGTAAGAGGTTCATCCGTCATTTGAAAGTCTTCTCGGCCGTCCCAAATTATTTGGCCGTTTTTGTAAAGCGGTTGTAAAATAGCGGCTTGCCTTTTTACTTCGGTAAAGTCAGTATTAAACGTATTTCTTAAAGCGTTGTAGGTTTCCGTAAGCCGATTAACGGCTTCGATTACTTGTTCATTTGTCATTTTTTATCTCCTTATATAACTTTAATAAAGGGGTATACCCCGTATGATTTAACTCGATTGTCTTCGGCTGTAGGGACTGCTCTCGATGAGTCAAATCCTAACAACCGTAAATAACTGCTGCCTTGAGACGTTCCGGAGTCAATATGTCCCGTGTCTATAGTGTGGAAGACGCCTGTGGTAATATTGGGATAGCCGTCATTTCCTTGCACTCCGACTCGACCCTTAAGATTCCTTATAGCATCTCTTTGATACTCCAGTGCCAAAGCTGCACCGCCTCGGCCGCTTCCGTCATCGACAGCTCTTAATGCAACACCTCGCAAGTCAGGCAATTTCGGGTAGCCGAAAGCGTCATAGCCTAGATAGTTTTTCTTTTTCTTGTCTCCGAAATTTTCAAGCCAAAATTGATAAAACTCGGGGTAGAGTTCCGGAATAAAAGAATAGCCATTTGCATAAAGATAGCCGTAGGTATATTTTTTGTTTATAAAGTATCGGATTTCGCCGATTGCTCCGGACTCTTTAATAAAGCGATCTTTGTGATAATTTTTTATTTCATCCATTTTTTCTTGGATGAAAATATTCATTTTATTTTTTTCTTGAAGATAAAAATTATTTATTTCATTTTTAAAATTAGTAATTGTTTGTTGTGCATTATTGTTAAGTTTATTTTCTGTGTGCTGCAAAATTTCATCAATTAAGGATTGCTTAATATTGCCCTCAAAAGCCCACACATTGCCTCTAAAATCTACCACAGCATAACAGCCTAGCCCGAATGTTTCGGCGTTTATATTTTGCGATATTTTATTAGTTGCAGGTTCTTCAGTTTGAATTGTAACATTAAAAACACCTGTCAATTTATAAACTATTAAATACTGTTTCGCTCCATTTCCGTTTTGCTTGTCAAAAAATAATTTTAATGTAAAATCATTTTTTAATTCTCCCGATAAAATAATTACATTATTTAAAGCTTCTTCAAAAGTTATCTTGATTTCTTGTTTATTTGTGCAATCATATTCGATTATCTTCGACTTCCAAGCTGTATAAGACGGGTTGGGGGCGGGCAGGGCTTGGGGTGTTTCGTCAAAATTCAGAAGGCTTAAAATGTCGGTGTCGGTGGGGAAGGAAAAGGCTGACTCTGCTATAGCTATACAAGATATTTCAGCAGTATAGTCGGATATACGACCTTCATAAACACTTGCAATACTAAATAAATATTCAGAGTTTGGTTTTAATCTTTCAAAAAGTATCTTTGTTTGTTTTGAATGCCTATAATTATAAGCTATCTGCCCCTTTTCTTTCCAACGCACTACAAAATCAACATCATCGCCATCCCATTCTAAACTGATTGATTTTATTTTGCCTGTAGCAGTTAAGCCTACGGGCGGTTTCAAAATTTTATTTTCATGGTTGTTATCATCTTTTGGAATAAGAGCAGACAAAGGATTGAATAAAGCTCCGCCAATGCCAAATTTTTGTGTAAAAACGTTGCCCTTATAAGATATACTCTCTTCCTCTACAATACACTCATAGACTTTTTCGGTATCAGGATGGATTAAAGATATTTTATCAAAAAGTCTTATAGGTATTATCGTCTCGACTTCAAATATCGGATTATCCTCTTTTCTTTTTTCTTTTAATGCTTTTTCTCCGGCTGTTTTTAGCTCTTCTCTTGTTTTTATTTTACTATCAGAAAAAGTATCTTCTACGGTAGGTAAATTATCAAAAGTTCCAACTTCAGGTATTCTTACATATATTTTTTGCTGTCTTTCTCCCTCTCCGTAACAATGCAAAACATTAACCTTTTGTATCTCTTGTTTTAATTCTTTGATGTTTGTGTTGTTTAAGGAAGATATTTGTTTATCACTTGCCCGCAAAAAATACTTAGCTTTTCTTGTTTTATTTTTAACTAAAGATTTTGCAAACTCAAAATATATTTTGCCTTTTTCAATGTAACAATCTGTGTCAAACTTATATTTTTCTCTTATCTTTTGGATAGCTTCCCATATTGTTATGTTTGAAAGCTCTATATCTTCAATCAACTCACCCATATCCATTGGTGCGGATTTTATTTTAAACTCACTTTTTTTTCTTGTAATAATTTCAAACGCTCGTATTACAGGAGTAAATCCTCTAACGGTTCTATCTACAAGTACATTGTTTTCATTATAAACTTTATGTGTTGCAAAATCGCTAATCCAATCTGGATTGATATATTTCAAAACAAATCGAACGGCAACATAACGCCCCATACTTGCAATAGGAACACCTGAAAAAGAGCTATCATTTTCTATATCTCGTCTAGCATTTAAAATTGGAACTCCCGAAAAGTCAACTTGTGATATGCTGCTTATGGGTGTATCTGATGATACGGATTGAATACCTATATAAACTTTTTCTCCGGTTGTTTCTACCCATCTAACATATCTTTGACCTGCTATATCTCCGCAATCAAAAGCGAATGTAATAGTTCCTTTTTCATAATATTTAAGACTATCTCCCTCTTGATAATAGTCTAAGTGTATATCTCCGTCTTTTATCTTATTTAATGCAATGTTTGTTTTCTCAAGATAATGTGAGAAATCTTCCATTGTCGATTTTTGGATATAATCAAAACCGTTTACTACATCTGATAACACAAAGTTTAAAGGTTTCTTGTCCCACCCTTTCCAATTTTCCGGCAAACGGTAATTTTTAAAAAGACTTTCCAATGTACGGACGCTCGTACTTACTCTTTTATAATTACTTGAGTTTTCTGTAATAACAACATCTTTTATTTTTTCCTTACCCTTATACAAAGAAGCGTATTTTGCACCGACCGGATAATCTACAAGCTCTATCTTACCCGTCCCTTCTTTATTGCGTTTTTGATTAAAGTTCCAGCCAACCTCATAAGCCTTTCCTATTCTCCTGCCGTTTTTATCGTAAAAAATAACCACTATACATACCTCCCGTGATATTTAATCTTTATATTGCCGGAGTGTATTTTTATTTCCAGATTACTATTGCCGGCTTGAAATGAAAGAGGGTAGAGTAAACTTTTATCCGATAGCTTATGAGATATATCATCATTATTAAAAAAAAGATGACCATCTTGATATTTTAATATTTGCCCCGATGTTAGTATTATTTCTTCAGATAATTCTAAAAAAGAATTATCACATTTTAAAAGTAATCCATTAAGAGTTTCTGTAGTGTTAATTTCAATCATTGGGATGCTTATATAGTTTCCCTCATTTTGAATTGACAATGTTTGAAGTCCTGCAACTATGGATTTTTCTTTTTCTTCTCCATAGCCGAATGGATCTAGTGCTTTTAGCATAAAACTTATAGTAAAAGTTTTAGCGATTTCTATGCCATGATTATAGCTAATTTTTATATTACCAATTAAACGGCAAATATAAAATATTTTATCGTCATCATCCCGATAAACTTTTAATTCACGGCCTGCAAGAAGAGACGTAAGCCTTGAACGTTCTTTTTCCACATCTTCATATTTTTCGGTAAATATAGTACCAGAGCAATTAAAAGAGCGTGCAGAATAGACAGGCTCTCCAAAAGATACCTCTCCATGCCTATCGTTTATTTTTGCCGTTTGATTTGCAATCTGCATCGAATTATCACTTGCCGTTATCCAGATCGGAATATCTAACATTTCATCATTATAAAATATTTTCATATTGTTTACCCCGCTAATGCTTGTTCAACTATTTCACCGATCAAACCTTTTAGGTCTGTAGTTTCTGTTGCTTGTATATAAATAGTGCTATTGTATGAATTATAGATCAAAGAATTGATTATAATCTGTGTTGCGGCCATGTGTTGGATGGTCGTTTCCTTTAAATCTATAACCTGATTGATTTTTGTAAACCCTTCCTTTAAGGCTTCCATAAACCAATCTCTATCTGCTCCAGATAATTGCTGAATAATAGAACCTGATGTTTTAGATTTTATTTCAACACCACCCTCAAGAGCTTTGTTTATTTTGGCAAGTTCTGCCATATTCCCTTCTAAATTATCATACAGGTTTTTTAATTTATTTATCGTATCATTTATTTCATCTCCTGATATTTTACCGTCATCCATTATTTGTTTAATTATTTCATCTACCTTAGCTTTAATACCGGCACTTTCGATAGCCGATTGGATAATAGCTTTTTTCATTTCGGCGGCAAAAGATTTTTTAAAACTGCCCCAGTCGGCATTATAGGCAGACTCTCCGAGGGCTGATGACAAAGCTGATGATATAGATGCACCTACTTGCTCCCATTCTTTTTTTGCTTGATTTGCAGCCAATCCGAACCGTGCATTCATTTCATCAAATATTTTACCGGCTTCTTCCCCAATACTTTCTATTTTTTTTAAACCTTCTTCATAAGTTATCTTGCCGGTCTCAATGTTATCAAAAATTTGAGCAATTCTTTTTGAGATAGTATTCGCTACTGCTTTATTTATTAACGCTTCATATAGCTGGTCTTGCAAGGCTTTTTTAAAAGACTTCATATTACGAGTTCTGACATATTCACCCAACGCACTATCTAAACCATTCATGTAATTTGATATAGGGTCTATATTATCAACATTTACCCCTGCGTCTTTTAATCCTTTTTGTATTGCTTTTTGTGCAAAATCTTTCCATTTTTTTGCGAGCTCATAATCCCCTTTGCGCATAGCTTCATTGTATTTTTTCATAACTTGAGCAACGTTATAATTTGCAGTTTCTGTTGTATAATATGTTTCTTCTTCGTAAAACCAATTAAGGGGATCATACCATTTATCTACTTTCCTAGTTCTTTTTTGTTGATATGTATACGTAGCTTCTGTCTTTAAGTCTTTAATTCCATTTAGAACATCATCAATTCTCTTTTTTTCAATCTCTAAAGATTGGGTATCGAAAATAGTATTAGCATCTAACTTTTTACTTGCTGTTGCTTTTGAGATGTTTTTTATAGTTTCACTTGTTAGTGATATGGCACTTCTTATATTTTCTTCTTGTTGACGTTTTATATCATCATTAAATTTTTGAGCTTCATCTCTTGCTTCTTGGGTTGCTTTTTTTGCTCTGTTTTGAAAAGCTCCAATAATAGAACTTGCAACATTCATTACCCCGCCTATAGCTTTAGTTACTAAACCACCTACGCCAGGTAAAAGGCTTCCTATTTGATTTAAAAGCCCTGAAGCTCCTTTTAACATGCTTAAGCCATCTATACCTCCCTGCTCTATTGCTTGGGAGATAATATTGGCTAAGCTATCTGCAATTCCTAAAGTAACATCTAAAGCTGCTTTTGCTTTAGCGATTTTTACTTTTTTAACTTGTTCATCAATGGATTTATTTGCTAATTCTTTGTACCGATTTAATTCATCATTATTTTTTATCTTTCCTATTTTTTTTGCTTCGTCTAAAACCTCATTAATTTTCTTTTTTTCTGCTTCAAGGTCAATAAGCTCTAATTGATATTGTGATTTACCGGAACGGTCTAAATCTTTTAAGGTACTGTCAATTTCGCTCAGGCTATACTTTGTTTTTCCTAATTCTATATTTATTTTATTGAGCCGTTCTTCTTGTTGTTTTAAATATCTTTCACGGTCTGTCCTGTCTTCATCAGACATTTTTTTATTATCAGATTTTCCTTTATCTTGTTCTAAAAGGTCTTTAGTTTTTTGTATTTCTTTTTGAGTCTTTTCTAACTCTTCCCTAAGTTTTCTTTGCTCTTCTGCATATTTTGCAAAACCTTCAAGTTCTGGTTCTTTTTTCTTTACTTCCTTACTTTTTTTTCTAGCTTCATTTTCCTTATCAAGGCTTTCCAGTTCTGCATAAAATTGCTTTAATTCTTTCGCCCACCTAGAAAAACCCACGCCTTCGGCAATATCGGCAGCCTGCATATTGCGTAGCTTTGTAATTCTATTACGAATATCATCCATTTTTTTGCCGATGTCATCATAATCTTTTTTTAATGAGTCTGCTTCTTTTTTCTCTTCTTGAATTCTCTTTTTCTGTTTTTGATAATCTTCCCATTCTTCATCAGCGTATTCTTGTCGTGTTTTTTTTACAGGTGTAGGATTTTTTTCTTCTTCATTTTGTCGCTTATCTATATCTTTGATTCGCTCCCTGAGAGCTTCGTTTTTTAACAAAAGGTCTTCAGTTTCTTCAATCTTACCATTTACTGCACTAAGTTGATTTTGAAGTTTGATAGTAGCTTCTTCAGCCGCCTTCGCTTCTCTTTCTGCATTTGCCCTAATAGCACTGATTGTAACACCGCCTGTCATTCTTACAAGCTGGTCTTTTATTTTTGCGTCATTTGTTGCAATAAACTTTTCTATAAGAATATTTACTTCTATTGCTTTTTCTCTTGCTTTTTTTTCTGCTTCTACTAATTTTTTAGAAGATGTCTCTAATTCTGTTCTTTCCTTTTTTAATTTTTCCAACTTATTTTTTGCACTGTCTTCTGATAAGCTACTAACAAGCAGGGCGTGTTCGGATCTTTCTTTTTCAAGTTGCCATAGTTCTTTTTGAGCTTTTCTTGCTTTATTGGCATTTTCAATATATGAGTTTCCAAAATCATCCTGTTTTATAATTAAGTCGGGTACAAGTTGTTGTAGTTCTTTTAATGTCTCATTATATTCATGCTGTTGTTCAGTTGTCTTCCCTACAATATTTTTAAGGCTATCGTATTTATCCATCAAAGAGCCTATTTTACTGCTTTTTGCCCCAGCTTCTTGAGCTTCATCAGCTAATTTATTTGCTCTTTCCAAATATCTAAAAGACTCTTTTTCGGCTTCTTCTTGTGCTTTCCTAACCTGTGCAATAATACCCACAGCAATAGCTGCGACACCGGCTATAGCTGCTCCCCACGCCATTATCGGGTTTACAGCCGCAACCATGTTGAGTTGTACCATCTCTTGTTTTATTTTTTTTACGCCTACTGCTACAAGTAGAAGGGGGCCGGCGGCTGCTGCAAGTCCTGCAAAGGCCGTACCCGCCGTTTGTACCCCGACAGGTAATTCATTTATAAACTTTAAAGCATTTGTTAAACCTTGAGCAAAGATATTAACGGCCGGAATAACATTTGAAGTTAGCGTAATCTGTACAGCTTCAAAGGCACTTGCCAATTCTGCTTTTGTATTTGCAAAAGAGGCGTTTTGTATATCCTGCATTTTTTTTGCTGCCCCATCGGAGGCTTGTAATAAGCCGTCCATTGTACGGATTGCTTCTCCGCCGCCTTCAATGAGTTTTGCCATTGCACCACCTGCAATGTTGCCGAATAGTTCGTTTGCTTTATTTATATCTACTTGCTTTTCTTTTAATCTGTCTATAATATCCGCAAAATCATTTGTTTTGGGATTAACATCATCATAAGTCAATCCGATGCTTTCAAGTTTTGATTTAAAATCATCAGCACCGCTTGCGAGTTTTTGTAAGCCAGCCCTAAGATAGGTACCTGCCATCTCTCCGCCGTAACCTGTATTATATAGCTTCATTAAAGCTGCGGTTGCTGTTTCAAGTTTTATATTTAAGCCCGAAGCTACGGGGCCGACATACTTCATTGAATAACTCAACTTAGTCATGTTAGCTTGCGATTTACTGATTGCCATTGCATAAACATCAGCAATATGCGAGGCTTTATCTGCCTCTAGGTTAAACTGTGATAGGGTAGAGGCTATAGTTCCTGATGTAAAAGCTAAGTCGCTGCCCGTTGCTCCTGCAAGGCGTAATACACCGTCAAGACTGCTCATTGCTTGTGAGGCACTTTGTCCGGCAGAACCCAGATTATATAAAGCATCAGATGCTTGACTTGCACTAAAGCGAGTGGTAGCTCCCATCTCTTCCGCTTTTTTTCTCAATGCTTCCATTTCTGCACTTGTTGCACCCATTACAGAAAAGGTATTTTGCATTGACTGTTCAAAGTTGGTAAAAGTATCTAAAGCCTGTTTTCCAAAAAGAGTTAAGGGTAGGGTAACACCTGCGGATAATCCGACACCGATAGATTTTAATTTTTCATTTATTTTATCTGTGATGTTTTCAATGTCTGTGTTTAGCTTATCTGCAAGTTTTTTCGACTTGATAACAGCTTTTTCAAATTCACTTGTTTTTAATGTTAATTCGGCGTATAGTGTGCCTAGTGATCCTTTCCCCATTTATTTACCCTTTCTATGTATCATTACCGGAAAAAGTTTTGTTCATGTTTTTCATAAACATTTCTTTTTCTTCCCTTTCTTTCCTTATCTTTGCCTCTTCTTTTTCTCGTTCCTTTCGTTGTTTTTCAAGGCGTTTATTGTCAGCTTCAACTGCAACAATACAAGCCTCATCGATTATAAACTTCTCAAAGTCATCTAACTCTGTGATGTATTCACTTGGGGCTTTTCTCCAGTATTTTGCGACTCTCCCAATTCTTTCGAGCTTAGCATTTCCGACTTTTTTTTTATCTGGATTTCCCATTCTGTCAAATACCATAGGAATAGGTCATCAAGAAAATCTTGAGGCATAACATCATTTCTGTTTGCTTCGGGGGTTCCTAAAAGATTGACTATTGCGTCATAGCACTCTTGGTATTTAGGTTCTACCATAGATTTTTCTGCAAGCTCGTGTCTGAATTCGTCCTCTTCTTCTTTCATTTGTTTAAGATTGACAGATGATTTTTCCATTTTTTCTTCATTCAAAATATCCGATATTCCCTCAACAAACTTATAAAGAATGTTAGGAAAACGGCCGCACATCAAAAGTTCTTGAAAGTTGATTTTATGAATTAAAAATGGGCGTTTTGCACCATTCCAGTACAAGTCTACCCATTTGCAAGAGTCCATAGCTAAGGCTTCAGCCGATGTTTTATTCCCGTCTTGAGAAAGTTCCTTTTTTCTCTCTGCTACAAGTTTTTTTGTTCTAAAGTTATCAATAATTTTTTTTATCATCCTAATCCTCTTAGTTTTATTTTTTAAAATTACCGCCTAACTTTTTTTAGTTAAGCGGTAAGATTTTTTTATTCCCCTACATACTGAGTGTAGTCATTTAATCCAATCTCCTTGATAAACTTCATAGGAAGATTACTCCTCTTATTCTCGCCGCCTGAGCCCTGCAATTCCTGTGCTGCAAAGTTATCCTCTCCGGCATCGTTGCCGTTTGGTGTGATTTTGCAAGAAGGGAATAAAAAGGCCTTAACTCTTGAGAATGAGCCTTTAGTGTTTACGCCGCTTTCGTACTGCTCGACAAAGTAACGCATTGCAATCAACGGAGGATTACCTGCGTTATCTACAAAGTATTCGCCCGTTTTTTCGTTGTACGAGTTTCCGGTAACCATAGCAAGAAGTTTTGTTGAGATTGTTGCAAAAGAGGCTGTAATGTTTACACCCTTTATTTGATCTGCTTCTTTAACAGAACATCGGATACCGTGTCCCGATGTTGCATTGTTGGATTTTCCGGTTTCCTTTTCAAAGTCATCTTTAAAACTTTTTGCTTCTTTTGTTGCTACCCAAGCGGTAATCCCTAGAAGCTCTGCGAGCTTACCGGAAAAACCGATAGGAGCAAACCACGGCAAGTCTCCGGTTGCTTGAGTGGTAATCTTTAAATACTCGGCATCGTAATCTTCTCCGATGTCTGTCTTTGCAGCCTTGAGCTTGATACCTTGGCCTGCGATACCCGTAAATGCCGTATTCAAATCTTTAACCATATCTGCTACGGTTACAGCTTTTTTGTTTGCAGCTGTAGAGGTAAATGCAACCTCTGCCTTTTTTGTGCCGTAAACAATGCCGATTTTTAAGTCATCTCCGGCCCAGCCGTCGATGTCAAAGGTTCCGGCTTTACCGACTACGCCGCCTCTGTGCTTTCGTTTTTTACCCGTCATTCGGTCGGTGTCTTCCCAATCATTGGGTGTAGGAAAGCTCTTATCGGCGTTCAAGAGTGCAATTTCCGCACGTCCGATTGAATAGGAATATTCGTTCTTGTTTTCCATAATTCTTAACCTCCAATAAAATATTTACATAAAATCCCGCCCGAAAGACGGTATTTTAAAATTAAGCTGTTTCGATATTGCGTTGAGTTCTCCTTCTACAAACTCATCTCCGCAATCCATAAATTGAATTAAAAAGGTAGTTCCGTCAGATACTCTATTGATATGCTTACCGTCAAGACCTTTAATAATCTTTTCAGACATTGTATCAAGTGTTTCAAAGTCTCCTGTCGGAGCTATGGCAAAAACCGTAAAAGTTTGCCATCTCCCAAAGGCACGGGTTTTGATTTCATTACCCATTTTGAAAATAAGATAAGGCTTAGGTGTTGTCTTTTTTTCGTTTCCGATGTAATAAGTTGGATAGATTTCTTTTAGCGTTTTATAAATAGCCTTTCTCATTTTCTTATACCCTGTTTATAGCAACTCCTAGAGCTTCTTGTATTCCATCAAAGAACATACCGGCATGATGATTTCTCGTTTCGGTTAATATTGCATATTTGCCATTATGAGCATTCTCAAGGTAATACCCATATTCTTTCCCTGTATCTCCATACAAATCTTGATGTATAGATGATGATATTGTATTTTTAAAAATAGAGGTTTTGCCTTTTAAACCTTTTCGGGCATCTCCGGTTCTATCTATCCATGGCCTTTTTTCTTTTGCATAACGCTCCATACTCGCAGCAGTCTTATGAGCAACCATTTCACACTCATCAAGTATTTCTTTTTTTGCTTTGTCTAGGTTTGAAAAAAAAGCGTCCATACCTCTCATTCTGTTGCCTCGTTTATTTCTTTTGCCTTTCCTGATATTTTAAATACATTGTCATATCCGCCGACTGTAATTTTTCGGATAAATTCAACCTCGTATCTGTTACCGCAAAAATCGAACTTATCGCCCGATTGAATATCAGCGTTATATCTCGCTGTAATATTTACAACATGATTTTTTAATAAACCTTCTTGTATAAGTCTATCTGTTTCATTATGAGATAGCTCGGCAATTCTTACCCGTTGCGTTTCAGTTCGTTTTTCAATATTTTTAATATTACCGAATGCATCCTCTTGTTTTTCATTTCGGATAAAAACTATTTCAATTGGATTGATGTTTATAATTTCTTCCGTGTCTTTTCGTAAAACCTCAATATCGCCTACCATAAATCATCCTCGTATTTTTTTTGATAAATAAAAAATGAAGATGCGTTTTTTTGTTTATTTTCCGCCTCCCATGCTTCCTTATAGCCTTGTGCTGTTTTAAGGCAAAGGCTTACATAATCGGCGGCCGTGTATTTTTCAATACTTTCACCGCCTGCGTGAACACTTTTTATATCTCCTGCTGTTTTTTGAATGATACCGGCTTTTTGAGTCCATAAAAGATAAAGAGCATGATTTTCACTTTCAGAGCCTTGAATAGTTATTGTCAAATCGATATCGGAAAAGTTTGTGTCTTTGTCCGTTCCGTTTTTAGGGATTTCTTCGTTTAACAGATTGCGTATTCGTTTAATTGTTGCTTCGGTGATTATCATAACTCTTTAACCTCCTTCATTTATTAAAAGGCAGGCGGAATATTCCGCCCATCTTTTTTAAGCGAGTACAACCTTATGCACCGAGCCTGATACATCAGCTACGACTGCACGGCTAAAGAATTGTACAACATCAAGGTTTGAAAGTTTCATAATATCGCCCTTCTGTGTAAGTTGGGTAATATCGGTCTTTACAAGAGACTTGAACATATCTTTAGGCTGAATGAGGTATACCTCATTATCCTTGGGAGCTTCAAAGGTTACTTTTTCGCCCTTAACCTCTCCCTGCCATCCGTCATAAGCGAGTACGGTTTTAATCTGTCCCAATGCTCCGAGCTGTGAACCGTTTTGCAACATTCCTGCTACAGCCGCCTCAACATCCATAGCTGTTGCACTGTTGCAAAGTGCAATAGTAGGACGGAGTCTGAAGCCGTGGGCATTTTGACGTTTTAAAGCGTCTTTGATACCCTTGCGGAGTGTGTAATAAATGATTTCCAACTCTTTTGCATTAGTATATGCTGCTCCGGTTACTTTGTTTGTAATAGAGCCGCCTGAATAAGTGCCATTTATAATCGGAGACAGGTAGATATGGTCAAGGATTGCATTATGAGCAATACCCATTGCCCTGTTTGCCTGTCCGACATTCCAGAACTGATTATACCTTACCCACTTTTCCGAAACCGAATAACCGCAAGCATAATCAATCATCTTCACGGTTTCGAGCTTTCCGGTTTTCCAACCTGCCAAAGGTACGCTTTCCCCTGCATTGACAATTCCGAAAGCCGCTTGAAGTCCGATCAAATCTCTGACATCGATTGTTTCCGTAAACTCGGAATTGAAAATCTCATCGTAGATGAACTGATAGAGAGTCGGGTTAGCGGCCATTGCTTTTGTTACATCGACGGTTGCATTTTGGATAAATGCTCTTACATCCTGCATGCTCATTTCACCGGCAGCCTCTTTTTCGCCTTTTGCAAGACGTGAAAACATCTCTTGAGTGAATATTGCCCCGCTGCTGGTGCCTGTATTCTGTAAAGCCATTTCACCTGCGGGTTCATTGGGTGCCTTGTAAAAGGCTTTAAACTCTTTTTTTTCTTCAAGAGCCGAGTTTCTAAGCTCTTCCTTTGTAATTATTTTCATAAAATGATTACCTCCTATTCCTTACATTCCGAGCGAAAAAATAACGGAATTACCCGATTTACCCCAGTAAAAACCTACCGGCTTATTACCTGCCGCTGTTTTTGTGAGTTTTCCATCTGCTGCTGCAACATAGATTTTTTCTCCAACTTTCGGCAAGGCTGTTTCATCGAAAAGAGTAGTTGAAAAATCGGTTTCCGTATCAAAATTGACAGATACTTCGGTATCGCTGATTTTATCAAAAGCTATACCAGCTCTATCACCCACAAAAACAATACCGTGCTTATCAAGAGCGTGTCCTGTAGGAACGGTTACCGCCGATACCGGAACTGTTTTTATAGTTGACCTTAGTTTGTGTTCATATACCATTTTTTAACCTCCTTAAAAAGTTATAACGGCTTTTTCACTACCGCCTGTTTTATTACCCATTTCGCCTATGGGTTCTTGAGCGGCTTTTGCTTGTACCATTTTTTGAATGTCAGCGTCATTGATAACCATGTCCATCTCACCTGCGATTTGCTCTTTTGTCATACCCTGTTTAAGTCGTGCGAACTTATCGACCATAGCGGCCATTTCACCGGTAGGCTTACCGTCCTTGATTAAGCCTTTCTCAATCTTGACGGTTTCTACCATCTCGCCGAAAGCTTTTTTTTCACTTTCGCATTTTTCCGTCTCTTTTGCTTTTTTTGCAATAGAGATAGCATCGGCGATGCTCATTTCTCCGGCAGCTTTTTTTAATTCGTCAAACTCTTTTACCGAAGCCTCCAAGGAAGAGACTTTTTGAGTGTCTTCAAGTTTGAGGTTCATTTCGCCCGCAACAGCTAAGGCTGACATACGACCGTCTTTTGTACGTTTAGCTATTTCCGCCAAAAGCTCATCGTTTGTTACATTCGTTATGTTTTCCATTTTTACCTCCATGGGTTCATATTTTGTAATGCGGCGTACTTTTTTTGCCGCACCTAAATTGACTTTATCATCAGTTAAACTGTAAGGGATTTTATAAAGCTGGTCATCTTTTTCGGCGATAACATAATCATCATAGATTTCTTCCGAATAAACATAATCTTTGTATTTTGTGCTCAATTCTTTGCGTATTTTACCGTGTAATTCCGAATGACTTACATCCATTTCTCCCACGTGAATGCTGTTTTTTTGCCCTTCAGTAAAAGGCGGTACAAAATCTATAGAGCGGAGATTGTAATCAATTACCATAGCCCCTGTTGAGTCATAGGTTGGAACACCCCAGATTGACACCGCATTTATTTGTTTATTTTTTAACCATCGCCTTATTTTTTCTGCATGGTCTCCCTTGTCCGGTATTATGCGGTAGTGTATTTTCTCGTTTACTTTGTCGAGCAATACGCCGATAACCGAGCCGTAAATCTCACGGCCTTCATAATAAAAGGCTTCTTGACTTTGGTGTCCGTAACAAGCCGGAACAAATACGGGACTTGTCAATATTTTGTTTGCAATGCTTTCAAATGCAGCATCGGCATAAGTACCGTTTCCGCCTTTTCTATACTCTACAGTGAATACGCAATCAAGCGGTTCTTTTTCGTGTTTTAAAGCCTTTATCATTTCAGGCGTTGCAAGAGGATTGAGCGGTATTTTAGCTATAAGGTCTTTAGCTTCATCGCCCATAAGCATTTCGCCCTTACAAGATATATTTAGTGCGTTTGTCATCTCTCCGAAAGGCAGCGGTTTTTGTATATATTCTTTTTTACCCATTTATAGCTCCTGTTTTTTCTATGTTATAAAATCATAGGTACGTAACGCAATATAAAACTAAAAAAAAAGTTTTTATTATGGTACTTTTTAGTAGGTACGTAACGCAAGAGAAAAAGAAAAATATTTTTTATTTTTTTTGAATAAAAAAAAGAGAGCTTTTTTGGAGCTCTCTAGGGTGGGAATTTCGGTTTTATATGCCTTTTAATTAAGAGTTTCTATAGCGTCTATTTCGGTCGCTAAAATATCATAATAAATATTTTTAGACTTTTTTATAGGGTCTAACATTATAGATGATATTTCGGGTTCATTATCAACAGCTCGTGTAAAGCCTGAACAGAAACCTTCAAAAATATTACCGTCTGTACATTTTACTTTAATTTGTTTATGTAAATTTTTTTTATATATTTCGATCAACTCTTTTTCAGTCATAAATAATAGTTAGTATTCAAGCCATAGGTTAGAAGCAAGCCCGCCTATAGAACCTATAGTTAGTTGCTCATAAGTGATTTCATTATTATTATATTTTCGTATATGATTATCATAGGCATGTCGTACCTCTTCAATAACTTCAGATTTATTAAAATAATCATCACGCTCTTGCTGTGTTAGATTATAACATTGAAAATTAGTTTTTAATAAATCAAAATATTCATTAAATGTTATTGTCTTTTTGCCCACATAATTACCTCTATTTTTTAAGCAGAATGTCTCTAAAGTGCATAGCCTCATAATAATCATCAAAATGCTTTATGTCTTTTTTTACATCTTTCCATTCTGTCATATTTTTGTTTCCTGTGTATTTATAAAAAATAATGCCAGCCTCTACTGGTAAAAATTATTCATACATAAGAGATAAGCAATGAGCAACGGAGTGGGGGCTGCCAGTTGCTCGTATACCCTCGTCTTCACTATTTAAACATTCATATCTTTCTTTTATTTCTTCTTCCCCTTCTTTCTTGAGATAAGCTTCAATTTCGGCATCTGTTAAATTATATTGCAACAAGATATTTTTTACTTCCGCTCTATATTCTTCGTACGTCATTTTTTCTTTTTCCACAACAAAACTCCTATGGTATTAGCCCGTCTCTATATTTCATCGCATCTTCATAATCGGCGAAATGTTTTATATTTGTTTTTATATCTTTCCATTTAGTTTCATTTTTCTTTCCAGTATATTTATAAAAAATAATATCTTCTTTTTCATAACCTTTCACACCTTTTTTCCAGTCTTTGGGTGCGTATTCTTCATTAAAAGAAACATAAGATACTGGCTCAAAACCGTTTTTTGTATAAAACTTGTGATTACCTGCATAGCTATCCAGTTTTATACCTCCATTTTCTACGGCAAAATGGATTAAATCAGAACCTTTAGTGTCTTTGTCGTTCATGTTTTTGCAAACACTTATAATATCGCCATCAGGCTTTATAGCAACACAAGAACCGCCTTTAGTTGTAAACAGCTTAATACTATTATACTCCTCTTTTGAATGAGCGTCAACTCTCCAAGCATTTTCAACCGGTACATTTTCCTTTGCTTCTTTAATTGCTTTTGAGAATTCTTCAGGTGTTTTTTCTCCTATACCTGCCAAAAACTGTTTATATCTATTTTTCTCCGCCTCTTTCTTTTCCTTTTGCCGTCTGTATGCTTCACGTCGCTGTTCTCTTAGTGTTTCCTTTTGATCTTCGGTCAACTCATCCATATTTATAAATGAGTTTTTATGCCTTAACCGCTCTTTTATCTCTTCCCAATTTTCAGGCGGTTTATTTACAGCGTCGCCTTTTTTTATGTCGTCGGCGATAATCGGTGCAAGGTTGCATAGGCAGCATATATGCGGCTTTTCCGGTGCATCGTCCAAAGGGTAAATACCGACTCCAAGTCCAAAGTCATCGGCATAAGCTAACTCATCGCAAATATCGTGGAAACCCGGTATTCGGTTATTTGACAATAACCACTTAACTGCTTTTATTGCGGGGTTATCTTTATAACCTTCTATAGTTGATTGCCAATAGACCTCGCTTAATTCGTTCCTAGCGAGCCGTAAGGCCTCATAGTTTAAGTTTTTTGGAACTCTGCCGCCCATTCTAGTATACATGTTAGGATAATCTTTTGCAAGTGTTTCAGATCCTTGTTTTACATATTGCGTTAGAGCTTTTGCAACCTTCACGCAATCAGTATTTATACCGCTTGATATAATCTCTTTGATTTTTTCGTAATTGTTTCCGGATAAATCCCATATCCTATCTGACAACACAAACTCTTTATTTTTAAAGACTCGCTTTTTCTCCATTGTGCTTTTTGCTATCAATTCGGCTTCACGCATAATATCTTTTTCAATAAGTCTGCCTTTAATTAAGCCTTTTGCCTTGTAGTGTTTTAAAATACCGTTCCCGATTGAAAGCCCTGCATAACTAGCTTTAGTTAATCCTTCATCAAGTATTCGGTCGAGTTCGGCCGCAAAAAATATTTTTTGTTCTTCGATAACATCGCTAAGTTCTTTGGTTATACCCTTAAATGTACCATGTCCAATATGCTTTTTTATTTTGTTTATACTTTCCTGCATAGCTGCCTTTATTTCTTTTTCAGTAAAGAGTAGGGCGGCTTTCCGCATTTCGAGGGCTTCTTTTATAAAAACTTGTAATTCTTCAGGAATGCCTGATAAGTCAAACGTCATCAATCAGCCTCTTTGAATAAGTCTTCGATTGCATCTCCAGCATCAATATCACCGCTCCTTATTCTATCTTGTAAGGCCTCAAGGTTTATTTTTAGTTTAATCCACTTAGCGGCTGCTTCTTTCTCTGTTTCATAATCATTCGGAATTGATATAAAAGTTTTAAGCGTATTAAATGCCGATTGCGGTGATACTAAGCCCATAATCATAGCCTTATCCATTGCATTTATAAATGTGGAGAGAGCGTTCATCACTTGTACATCATCTTTAACTGTTAGCTCTGCCCAGCGGATAGATATATCATCGGCTCCGCCGTCTGTACTGTAAATATCCCGTCCGTTTATTGCGTTTTGGAAAAGATAAAAAACATCAGATACCCAAATATAGAAATCGTTATATTCTCCTTGTCGACCTTCTACTTTTTTCGCCCATACAGGGGATTGTTCTTGAACGCTTGCATTGGTGGAGTTCATAGCCGTGCCATACAAATATTCAGGCATTGTAAGTTCAACAATAATCCAGTGTAAAAGTTTTAAAAGAGATATAGCACTTTCAGCATTGTTGGGCTGTTGGATAAAATTGACACTGTCATTTTCGCCGCTAAGAATTGCGGCTTTGAATTGTGATATATCTATGCTTTGCTTTCCGGAGTTTATATTTTCCAAGTCTTCAGCCGTAAACCCGAATGAATATTTTAAAAAGTCTGATACATTTTTAACTCTTGCCTGTATTTTTGGATCTAAGATTTCGTCTATGTGCTTCCCTAGCTTTCTTAAAGTTGCATCGTATCTTAAAATAAAAGGAACGGCAGCTGCTATTTCAGGTATTCCGTCTTTAAGGAATGTTTGTTTATTATTGTAAAGACAGTAAACCGGTACAAAGTTTAAGCTATTTGTGCTTTCTATATGCTTTGAGTTGTATTGAGGAGGTAAGTCTCCGTTAATCGTTATAAGCTCTTTACCCGCTGTCAGTTCTATTTTGATTGTAGCTTTTTTGTCAAAGTTCTTATCTTTCCAATTTTCGACTGTTTCTATAACAAACTTTGTATAATTGCCGAGCGAGTCTTTAATACAATCGTCTTCTATGACATTTTCTAAAGGTATTTGCTTAATCTGCATTATGATTTTACCCTTAATGTTTTTTTCAGCTCTTAGCCATACAAAATGTTTGCCGTCAATCATAGTCTGTCGGTAAATAGCCAAGAGTTTATTTTTATTCTTTGTTAGATACTTTTGAATGTCAGCTGTAAAAGTATCACTTTCGGTGGTAATTTCTGGAAGTCCGATAAACCAGCTGAAAGTGTCTATATAGGTTTTTGTAGAATAATTGCCCAGCGAGTAATTAGCATAGTTAGAATATACTCCGCTATCTGCCGGAGCCGATGAATACAAAGAGCGTGATAGTACATAATCTGTCTTTATGTTATCAAACGCCCCCCGTCCGTCTCGCTTTGTTTCAATAAAAAGTCCGATTGTGTTTCTTTTCAAAAAATCAAATAGTTTCATATTTGTTCTCCTTTTATTTTCCTATAGCTTTAGCAAGAACACTTCTCGCAGTATCTTCGTTTATGGGATTTTTCGTATCAGGTTTTAAAAAGTTTATACCGTGCACAAAAGCATCCATACGGTCGGGGCTGTCATCGCCCGGCTGCCAGTTACATAGCTCATCTTCGAGTACTTGTAAATTGTCGATGTAGTGTCCTTTACCGCTTTCTGCATAATTGGTATATTCTTTTTTATCCCTGTAAAAATGAATACGCCCCTTTTCACAAAGCAAAGAAGCGTTCATAGCTCTTGCTTGCTTACTGCGTGTCGAGTGCACTCGTTCAATAGGTGTTTTGCAACCCGCATTTACGAGCGTGCTTTCCACCATATCGCCGCCTTGATTATCCTCAATTACGATTACATTGGCATTATAAAGCTCTGCTGTTGTAACAACCATATTACCCCATTCGTTAGGCCGTCCGATTATGGAATTATCACGAAGTACATAATAGTGCATTTCGTCCCTACATTTTACCTCGCCTTCAAGAGCGAGCTTTTCAGGTGCGTATGCTTCAAGAATTACGATAATACCATTATGATTTGACTCTTCTTGATTATGACTTATCGCAGGGTCAACGCAGACAATAATCCTGTTGCGTTCAGCAGGTATCGGCAATTCGTCAACTCTGTTGTACTCAATCCATTCTTTTTTGAATAAGGCGTTAGGGTTATCATCTAGGATGTGTGCGTATAGTTCTTGAAGTTCAAGTCGAGTTCCCTTGTATTGTGCTGTAATTGTGTTTATAAATACAGGTGATAGGTTAGCTTTATTTTCAAAAGTAGAGCCAATAGTAACACATACGCATGATTCACCGTTAGCGTCTTTTAAGGCTTCAAGCTCTTTTGTAAACTTTGTAGGTTTTGGAGTGCTCGTAACAACACAAAGAGGATTGCTGCCTAAGCGTAAACCTAAAAGCAGGTTATCAAATGTTTCTTTCGGGTATCTCCATTTGTGTATTTCATCGCACCATAAAAAGTCTGATTGAGCTCCTCTCGACTTTTCAGGCTCCGATCCATAGAAAATACTGATTACCGCTCCATTGCTAAAGAATACCTTTTTTACAGACGGCTTATAAACCATACCTAAACTAGGTGGGCAGTATCGAGTTATACCGCTCTCTCCGTTAATCATAATATCTCGCACTTCTTCAGCTGTTGCTCCACAAAGAGATAAGTATTTATACCTTCCTGATTTTACCGCCTCGATAATAGCCTCGCCTGCCGTTCTTGTTTTACCAAAACCTCGACCGCAGCGTAAAACCCAGATGTACTTTTCTCCCGTTACCCACTCAAGAGGAGGAAGCTGGCTATCTCTAGCCCAAAATGCCCAATCGTATTCTATACGCTCAAGTTCTTCAAGTGAAAGCGAGTTTAAGAATTCGTCCTTAGCCTTTGGATTGTTTCTTAGCGTATCGGCGGTAAGAGTTCTATCATCTAGGCATTTCCAGCCTGTTTTGAGCGGCGCTTTCACTATTCAGCCTCCGGCTCGTTTATGGGGGTAAGTTTTTCGGCAAGGGCTTTTTTCTTGAACGCTATGTTTACTTCAATATCGTTGTCATCAGAATTATCACTTAACGATATTTTTAAAATCTCATCGTTCATACCATACGCCTTACGCTCAATATCTACGGCCATGTTTGCGAGTTGGGGCAATACATTCCATGATATTTCGTTTATAACTTCGTTCAAACTTTCAATGTTATCTCCGGCCGCTTTTATTTTGTCAATCAGCAATTTGGCTTTTTTCCCTGCAACAAACTTTATAGCCTGTGCAAGTTGTATGTTTTCTTTGTTTGCTTTTTTTATAGCCTCTATGTTTTCTTTTCTTATTATTTCGTCAATATAGCGGTCGTAAGCATCTGCACGAGCTATCCAGTTATTACGAGATGACAATTTCTGATAATATGTTAGACTTTTGCCGTGTTTTTCTTGCACTTTGGGGATCGTCCGCAAAGCTCCGAGATTAAGAAAGGTTTTAAAGTATTCGTACTGTTTGGCCGTTTCTTTTTCTTGTCTATCCCATTTTTCCGCCATTATGCTTGACCTCTCATGTTTATTTTACCGTCTGCTACATCATAAAGGATTGAAGATTTTACAAACTTTTCTTTTGTTTCAATATGCGCCCGTCTGCAAAAATCCTGCTTTGCAGCATTGTTTTCAAATACAAGAGTCAAGGTGTAATCGTCGTACTTTGCCTGATAATCATCATCGCTTCGGTTTTCGGCTTTTCGCATATCCCTCTCTGCTTGTCGTGCTTCTTTAAGGCGATCTGCTTTTTTTGCCTGTTCTACCATGTCCACTATATCATTTTGTTCGGGGTTAGTGTCAAATAAGTTATTATCATCATCAAAAAGACTTGAACCTGCAAAAATATATTGCATATCAAGCATATCAAAAGCTAAGTCTTTTTGAAAATCTATATCAGGATAGGATAATTTAATTTCTTGCAATAACTCGTTATCCCATTCACCTTGAGCCGCAGGATTATTCAAGAAGATGTTGATTTTTACTTCTGTTTCTTCGTCAACATTTATCATTGAAACTTGCAAAGAATAATCATTTTTAGGATATTTATATTCTTCGTCCATGATTGATAGTTTTTGATGACCGCCCACAACATTCATAGTTAAGCGGTTTACAACTATCGGCAGTACAAGCCCGTAAGTCTTTAAGCCTTTTTTTAGCTTTTTACGGGCTTCATCAGATATTTTTCTAGGATTATAGGGTGCTTCGTGTATACTGCTGCGTTTTACCGTTTGCATTTGATATACTTCAAACTTGTTATTTTCCATATTCTTGCCACCTTAAAAAATCGGCTTGAGCCATTGGGTATTTTGTTACCCATTTTTGATAATCTTCAGGAAAATTATTTTTTAACCATTCAAGAGATGAGCCTTTGTATATATCTATATTGCGAAACCCTGAGTATGTTTCGGGTGCGAGTATTAAGCGATTTTGTTTTATGTAGTTGTTGATGTCTTTTTTTGCCCATTCGTGTAAAGGACAAAGTTTTTTATACTTCCAGTCTATACCATTGTCGAAAGTTTTAAGCATACAGGCTCTAGCCAGGCTCTCGCAAGCCTCCCAGCCTAAAGCTATGTATTCAATATTGTACTTTGCTCTCAATGCCGCAAATGTATCAGCCATTGTAAGGCGTTTGATGTTTTTACCTTCTCTTGAAAGTAGATAAGTTGTTTCGTAGTGCGGATATTGCTCAATCTTTATATTATACCGCTTTTCGTAATAGTGGATGACTTTATTCTTGCTCTCAAGATTTTCACAGTAATATAAAAAAACAGGCGTATATCGCCCTTTCATAAACTTATTGAATAAGTCCAGCATTACTGTTGAGTCTTTACCTAGTGAATAAAGCACAATGGCGGATTGAATATTATCCGCCATGTACTGTATTGATGAATACAGGTTTTTCATTTACGCAAAACTCCAAAAGGCTTAATATTTATAAATATGAGCCATACCGGATTTTGCATAAATACGAGCGGATTTTTCTCCGCCACCGCCTCCGCTAGAGTCAAAATAAACTCTTAGCCCCATAAGTCCATCACTAAACGGGTCTTGTCTAAAAAGTATAAACATAAAGACACCTCCTAAAAATTAAGTAAGTATCTTTATTTTAAAGAAATGATAGTTAGTAACGCAAGAGAAAAGAAGAAAAAAAGTTTTTTATTCCGGTAAGTTATAATTCCATAGGCCTAGTCTGCCTTTAACTTGCCGGATTGGATTTTTAAGAAGTGTAGGATTTTTTAAAATCCAGTGGTACTGTCCGTCTATCGACCACGGACTAGAGCTGTCTTTTACAATATCGACTAAATCAACATAGCCGATTATTGATTGACTTTTTAAAAACCATATATCAGTTTTTTTAATCCAAGAGTTAATATCAGTATCTTCAGTTATTCCAAATTTTTCGTAATGCTCACTGATGTTTTTATGAAAATTTCTTATCTTTGAAACATAATTATCGTATTTTTTATCACTCTTTAAATCTGGATAATCTTCTTCAAGAGGGAAGGGTATAGCATCTCCACTTGAATGAATGTATAGCCTTCCTCGATAGTCGGTAGTCCAAGTTCTATTCTCAACATCTTTTCCGCCTTGTATTATCAAATAAGCATACGGATTTTTAACACTTAAAACTTTTACCTGCATTTTTTATTCTCCTTTTCTATAGGTTGTATTTTTTCTATCTCCTTTTTTATTTCATCACTCAAATTGTCAAGATCGTATTTGTTTTGAATGTTTAGCCAAAACTCTGGACTAGTGCAAAACACTCTAGCAAGTCTTAACGCCGTGTCTAAAGTAATAGGCCTTTTTCTTTTGATAATTCGGCCTATATGCGTTTGTGAAAGTCCTATAATTTTTGAAAGTCTATAAGCTGTAATGTTATTCGGCTTCATAAAATCTTTTAAAAGAATTTCACCTGCATGTACAGGTTTTAATGCTTTCTTCTTCAAACTCATACTACAATACTAACATTTTTGACAAGTATTGTCAATAGCTTTTCTATTTTTATTGTATTATTTTTCATACATCTTAATGCTTTTTATACTTTATTCTCATAAAAACAAATATCAGGATAAATCCACATTAAAAGTTTCTTCTTTAGTTTATATACATCAGTCTGTACACCTTTTACATCTTCATATATGATTTTTCCGTTTTTGATATACTTAAAATCGGCATAATAATAAACTGCTCGACCGCCTTTTTCTGTTTTTGGTACAAGTAAAAATCTGGGTTGTAACTCAAGACAGGCTATGTCGCCTATCTTTTCAAGCTGTTTTAATTCAAGGTATCGCTTCAT